CAAACACCAATACAAACACTCCTGGCGCTTACCCGCAAACAGTAGTGATTTCTTCGATTGGTATTGGTAATTTAACTGCAATGAACGCTGGTACATTGATTGCTCAGTATGTACCAGCTGGTTTGTATATTATGCCTGTGACGGCTGGTGGTAACGTTGCAATTGAAGTGAATAGTGGTTCGAACAACAACAGTTGGGCAACTTACATTGCTTCAAACTCTGGCGGTACGGTTCTTTCTGACGGTTACAACGTTCGTGCAAACGCAACGGTATCTAATCAGACATTAACTTTGTACACCGTCAACGGTGGTCAAGCAGTAAGTCAAACCTTTGCAAGTTAAGGAGTAAATTATGGCAAACGCTGATTCAGTTGCACAGTTAACGCTTGACTCGTTTAGCAATGGTCGGATTGCAGTCATTCGTGCCACCTCATTAAACACAGGGGGCAATGCCGTTATTGCCCTTCCTATTTTAAGTGGTGGTTTAACCAATGGTGGTTTGGTTGCTAATTCTGGTGGCGTAATTGTTCGTAGAGTTACCATTCAAAACCCAAGTGGAAACGTGGCTGCTGCCAACATTTCTATTTCTGCAACCAACGATAATGCCAACGTCATTGTAGCGAATGTGGTTTTATCAACATTATCGACTACGGGTAAGTATCAAGATTTAACACCCGCAGCTCCTTACACAAACACCGCAGTATCGGGTGTGGTAACACAAGCATTATATGTAAACATTAACACACCATCTGGCAACGCTAATACCGTTGATATTTGTGTGTATGGTGATGTAGTAAGTTTCTAATTTTTGTTGGGGGATTGAATGACGACTGTATTTGTAACCAATAACACCGATCACGAGGTTTGTGACGGCTATGATGGTAAATTTTATGACTTTCCAAAAGGAGAGTGCGTCGAAGTGCCATTAGATATTGCAATTCATGTTTTTGGTTACGATCAGGAAGACAAGAAACCGTATTTGACTCGTTTAGGTTGGGTAAAAAGTGGGCTAGATTATAAAGAAGGACACAAACTTCTTGCTCTAGTTGATATTCAACTTGAACGACCAAAAAAGAACCAATCGTTATCCCCGTTGGTGGAAAGAGTACCCTTGCCTGACTCACATCAAGCGAGGGGAAAAATCCTTAAAGCAGTTTAAACTATGAATAAAACATGGCAACCTTACAGAGCTATCTCACCGATGTTCAACGATTGTTGCACGATGCCAACCTTAATTTTTATACTCAACAACAGTTAACTGACTATATTAATTCGGCTAGGGCTCGTGTAGTTCGTGACACAGGGTGTTTACGACAAATTGCAATAACACAAGTCCCTACAATTCAAGGAGGCACCCCTACGGCTTGGGCTGCCAACACCACAGTGACCGCTGGGCAATATGTCTTCAGCAACATTTTTATTTATCAATACCAAACTGGTGGCACAAGTGGTTCTAGTGCGCCTCCGTACCCAGCTTCGAACAATAATAATTACAGTAATTACCCGCCAACCACTGCGTTTGCCGATGGTAGTGCCACACTGTTGTATGTAGGCAACTGTGAAATTATTACTTACGAAAATATTTCTTCTATTTTGGCAACCATGCCGTTGTCCATTTCGTCTGGCAATACCGTGCTTGATGTTCTCAATATTAATCTGTATTGGGGTAATACACGGGTGCCTCTCGACTATGCGCAGTGGTCTGAATTTAATGCCAAGATGCGTTTCTGGCAAAACTACATTGGTAGACCTTTAGTTTTCAGTATTTACAGTGAAAACAGAATTTACATTGGACCAGTACCAGATCAAACCTATCAGATTGAGATAGATTGTGTTGTGTTGCCAAATAACTTGGATTTAACAACTCCATCTGCAGTGGATGTGATTAATGATCCGTATAGCACAACAGTCAAATTTTACGCTGCCTATTTAGCCAAATATTATGAGCAATCCTTTGGTGAAGCAGAAATTTATAAACAAGAATACACAAATCAAATCCGTGCGGTATTGAACTCTGTATTTACAAGACGGATACCGACCATGTATGGCTCAGGAATGTAAATGGCTAGCGCAGAACAGAAAAAGTCCTATAAGGTGGTTAAGGAATTTAAGAGTCTTAACACTAAAGCCAACCGTACATCCATTGGAGATGACGAGTTTAGTTGGCTAGAAAATGTTCAGCCTGTAGGTTATGCCAACCTAAAAATCATTCCAACTGTATCCAATGCCATCAACGCAACAGGCAATATTGTTACCTTTAGTAGCACAGTTACAACCTTTGCTTCTGTCAATTTAGGGCAATACGATTACATTGTTGGTTTTGAAAACAATGGTGGCGCACAATTCTACAATGTTCAAACTTTGGCAACAGGCAATGTGGCTGCTGCGAGTACATTTTCCAACTCTGGGATAAATTACTCACAATACAACAATGATCGGATGTTGATTCTTGACCCGAGCAAAGGTTTGTTTAGTTGGGATGGGAATAATACGGTTTCGATTGGCTCTATTGGCACGATTGCTTTAACAAGTGCGGGTAATGCTTATACTTCGGCACCCACAGTCGTTATTTCTGCCCCAGACCAAGTAGGTGGCACACAAGCTAATGCGGTGGCAACTATTTTAAACGGCAATGTCAGCACTATCACTTTATTGACGGGTGGCACAGGCTATACCAACGGATCTAACGTGTCCATTACCTTTTCGGGTGGCGGTGGCTCTGGTGCGTCAGCCATTGCGGGTATTACTACGTTTGCCACAGGCACATTGTCGTTTGCAGTAGTCAGCGGTGGTTCGGGTTATACCAATACGGCAAATACTACTATCTCGTTTAGTGGGGGTGGTGGTTCGGGTGCAGTAGCAAAAGCCATTGTGCAAGGTAATGCCATTACCCAAGTGATTATGACCAACAACGGCACAGGCTATACCAACGCAGCCAACATTATTGTGACAATTACTGGCACGGGTGGTAATACGGCAGTTTTACAACCTATTGTATCGAACAATCAAAACGTGGGTGTGGCGACATTTAGTGGTCGAGTGTGGGTAGCACAAGGAAGAACAGTAATTTACTCCGCAGCGGGCTATTATAGCGATTTTACAAGTGTTTCTGCGGGTTCTTTGACATTAACTGACTCCACGTTGCATGGAAACATTGTGCAACTCTTGGCAGCCAATAATTTCTTGTACATTTTTGGTGATGACTCGATTAACGTATTTTCGGATGTTAGAGTGGTAACGGGTGGTATTACTATTTTTACCAACACCAACGTGTCAGCATCCGTAGGTACAAAACGAGCTAATGCTATTTTTCCTTATTTTAGATCTGTTCTTTTTATGAACGATTACGGAATGTATGCGCTGGTCGGATCAACTACTTCTAAGTTATCTGACAGTTTAGACGGCATGATTCCCAATATTGATTTCAGTAGCCCAATTTATGCTGGGCAAGTGCTTCTGAATAACATTTTGTGTGCAGCGTTTAATTTTAGGTATTATGATGCAAACTTTTCTAAGGGTTATCGGTATATTCAAGCGGTGTTTTTTGAAAAGAAATGGTTTATCACTTCGCAAAATGACAATCTGGTTTACATTACCTCTGTCCCTGTTGCGGGGAAGATTTCTCTTTTTGGCACGGATGGTACGACTTTGTATCGCTTGTATAACGATAACATTAATAATACATCGACTATTGTTCAGACGGCTTTAATGCCAATGGATGACAATATTCGGACTAAACAAGCCTTGAAAATTGGTATTGAAGGCACCAACATTAATTCTTCCGCTATTTTAAATGTCACAGTAGATAGTGAGGTAAGTAAAAGTCCGACAATTGTTTTATCAAGCATTATTACTTGGCAAAACAACAATTTTCAAACAATTGGCTGGGCAAATGCCACAGGAACACTAATTTCTTGGCTAACTAGCGGTTATACATTATATAAAGCTGACGCACAACAGTATGGTAAATATCTTGGAATGACAATACAATCTAGTAACGAGCCAGGCTTTGCTTATAACGGTTTTGAATTTGAACACGAACTAAGAACGAGGTTTTAAATGGCAGTCCCATATACATTTTCTACGGCATCGCAGTCTATCCCTTTATCGCAATTAGACTCGAATTTTGCTACACCGATTACTCTTGGTTCAAGTACCGCTGCGCTCGGTCAAACTGTCACAACCATCACAGGATTAAATCTTGTAAACGTAAGTATTACTGGTGGCACGACAAATTTAAATGCTAGTCAAATATCTTATACACAAGGTTCTGCTAATTCCGTTACACGAACAGTAACAAATAAATTACAAGAAAATTTATCTGTAAAAGATTTTGGTGCTAAGGGTGATGGAACAACAAACGATACTAGTGCTATAGCAGCTGCTATTGCAGCTACCCCTACAAACGGAACATTATATTTTCCAGCAGGAGTTTATGT